ACGACCAGATGGAAGTACGCCGACCCCGTTACGAGGAGATGCGCAGGATTACCCACGTTACCAGTGTGGACATTAGACCCTGCGTGCACATCAAGACAGCAGACCCAAACAACACATTCCTAATCAGCGAGGGGTACCTGACAGTATGCCTATGAACGACACACAGCAGAAGCTGTTGAAGCAGTTTGCCGAGCAGAACAAGGGCTGGCCCAAGGAGCAACTGGACTTGGCCCTGTGGCGTGTAAGGTGGGAGCTAACGGCCCTGCCCCACCAACGTGAGCCCGAAGATGGTGAGTATGACACGTTCTTGCTCCTAGCCGGCCGGGGTTCGGGCAAGACGCACACGGCGTCCAACTGGTTAGGCCTGAGGGCCGCGGTCTTCGACAAGACCCGCTGGTTGGTCACGGCGCCAACATCAAACGACATCCGCGCAACCTGCTTCGAGGGTGACTCGGGCCTGCTCAACATCATACCCTCCTCGCTGATCAAGGACTACAACAAGTCACTGTTTGAACTCACGCTCAAGAACGGGAGCATGATCCGCGGCATCCCGGCGTCTGAGCCAGAGCGCTTCCGGGGTACGCAGTGGCACGGCATGTGGGCAGACGAGTTGTGCGCGTTCGAGTACATCGACGACGCGTACGACCAGATCCAGTTCACGTTGCGTCTGACCGACCCGCGCAT